CTAATAATCTATTACTAGTCCGTCAACAGACTACAAACATGAAGAACGCTGTTGTAACTCCAACAGGTTCAGTTACTTCTGTTAATGTTGTATCTGGTGGATATGGATATAATTCGCTTGAAGAAGCACCCGCTGTTGCTATTTTTACAGAAGGTTTGATTAAACAAATTACCGTTACAAACGGTGGTTCTGGGTATACAATTCCACCAGGTGTTGAAGTTTTAGGCGGTCAAGGCACAGGTTTCGTTGGACAAGTAAACGTTGTAAACGGGGTTGTTACAAGCGTCACTGTAACAACACCAGGTTATAACTATGTAAACCCAACTGTTACTTTTGTTGGTGGGTCAGGTTCTGGCGCGATCGCTACTGCAACCACATATAACGTACAAGAAGCTGGCGGTGTTCTAGCTACAGCAGAAGCAGTTCTTTCTGGTGGTGGTATTACTGGCGTGAGCTTAACTTCAGGCGGTTCTGGTTATACTTCAGTTCCTACAGTTTCTATTGTAGCTGCCTCTGGCGACCAAGGTTCTGGCGCCACAGCTCTTGCAGTTTTATCAGGAGCTTCCCTAACAGGCATTACTGTTAATAGTGGCGGTACTGGTTATACTTCACCAACAATCAGTTTTACTGGCGGTGGTGGTGAAGGTGCTGAAGCTTCTGCAAACCTTTCTGGTGGTATTTCTTCTATCACTTTAATCAACCCAGGTTCTGGATACACTTCTGAACCAACAATATCTATTACTGGGGGTGGCGGTACTGGAGCAACTGCAGTTGCAACTACTGACGGTAACCAAATTACCTCTATTGCAATCGTATCTCAAGGAGCAGGATACACTTCTGAGCCAACAGTAACTATTACTGGGGGTGGCGGTACTGGTGCTGTCGCTGACGCAGTTGTCGGTTATAGCGTTATTTCTTCTATCACTGTAACTAATGCTGGTTCTGGATATACCAGCGCCCCAACAGTAACTATTACTGATTCTACTGGTACTGGCGCGTCTGCGACCGCAGTTATTGGAACAAGTTCAGTAGCAGAAATTTCTATCACCAACCCAGGTTCTGGTTACAAAGCTATTCCAGTTGTTACTATTACTGGCGGTGGCGGTTCTGGCGCTGTTGCTGGTACTGCAACTGTTGGACCATCATCTATCACAGCAGTAAACGTTCTAGAGGGTGGTACTGGTCTATCTGCAGCACCTGCTGTTGCAATTGCTGATGCACCAGAAGGCGGAACTACTGCCATTGTTGCTGCAACAATTCAAACTGCAGGCGTTGCAATTCTTAACGGTCAGTTCTACTCAGCTAACTTCATCAACGGTGGTGGTGTTACTGGCGAGTGGGCTGCTAAGTACCCTGGAAAACTGGGTAACTCTCTAAAAGTTTCTATGGCTGACTCTGCCACTTACTCAACTTGGATTTACAAAGATGAGTTCGACGCTGCACCAGGAACTTCAGAAGGTGCTGCAGTTATTGGCGGTTCTAACGACGAAATGCATATTATTGTTATCGACGAAAAGGGTTATATCTCTGGCGTTGAAAACTCAGTTCTAGAAAAGTATGCTTTCGTTTCTAAGGCTTCTGACAACAAGAAACCAGACGGTTCTAACAACTACTACAAAGACGTTATCAATGCTCGTTCTGAGTGGCTATGGTGGACTGATCACACTGATCTAGTTGTTGGTGGTTACTCAGCCACTAACTGGGGTCAACCAATGGCTGGAACTGCGTTCAAGTCAATGACTGCTCCTCTAACTCAGTCCCTATCAGGTGGTTTTGACGATAGCTCAACTACTGACGGTCAGCGTATGACTGCTTATGAGTTGTTCTCTAACGCAGAACTATATGACATCAACCTAATTATGGCTGGTAAGGCAAACCCAGTTGTTGCTAACTATATTATCGACAACGTTGCTCTTGCTCGTCTAGATTCAGTATTGTTTATTTCTCCAGAAGATGTTGATTCTGGAGAAGTAATTATTGGCGACAACGGTTCAGCAGTTGAAAAAATTATTGCTTACCGTAACGAGTTGAACTCTAACTCTTACACTGTTCTTGACTCTGGTTATAAGTATCAGTACGACCGTTACAACGACGTTTATCGTTGGGTTCCACTAAACGGCGACATCGCTGGTCTATGTGCTCGTACAGACTACACTAACGATCCATGGTGGTCTCCAGGTGGTCTAAACCGTGGTCAGATTAAGAACGTTGTTCGCCTATCTTGCAACCCAAATCAGACTAACCGTGACAACCTATATCGTAACGCTGTTAACCCAGTTGTTACTTTCCCAGGTCAAGGTACTGTTCTGTTCGGCGACAAGACTCTTCTTGCTAAACCTAGCGCATTCGACCGCATCAACGTTCGTCGCTTGTTTATCGTTCTTGAGAAGTCTATTTCTACAGCAGCTAAGTTCCAGTTGTTCGAATTTAACGATGCGTTCACTCGTGGTCAGTTCAAGAACCTAATTGAGCCTTTCCTACGTGACGTACAAGGTCGTCGTGGTATCACTGACTTCCTAGTTAAGTGTGATGAGTCTAACAACACTGGTGAGGTTATTGATCGTAACGAATTCGTTGCTGATATCTTCGTTAAACCAACTCGTTCTATCAACTTTATTACTCTGAGCTTCGTTGCTGCTCGTTCTAGCATCGCCTTCAGCGAAATCGGTGGCTAATAATAGATGAGGGGAGGAAACTCCCCTCGTTTATAACGAATAAATAAAAGTAATAACAAGGAGATTTTAAATGGCAAATATTGCTGACTTTAAAGCCCAGATGATCGGTGGTGGTGCACGTCCTAACCAATTCAGAGTTGAGTTGACTTTCCCATCATTCGTTACTCTAGGTGTTATTGCTGGTCAAAGAGCACAGTTCCTATGCCGTGCTGCTTCCCTACCAGCTTCAACTATCGAAACAATTTCTATTCCGTATCGTGGTCGTCCAGTGAACTTCGCTGGTGAACGTTCATTCCAACCTTGGACTGTTTCGATCTACAACGATACTACTTTCAACATCCGTAATGCTCTTGAGCAGTGGCAATCTGGTATTCAACAATACAATACAACTAACGGTCGTACTAACCCTACAGACTATCAGGTTGACTTGTCTGTTCACCAGTTAGACCGTAACGGTGCAACTATTAAGTCTTATAAGTTCACTGATGCGTTCCCAACTAACATTGGCGCAATTACTCTAGACTACGAACAACAAAACGCTATCGAACAATTCGACGTTGAATTCGTTTACAACTTCTTCACTTCTAATGAAGGTGCTGGTGCTAACTTCGGTATTAACGTTAACATTAATACTCCAGTGGGTTCTTTCCCAGTTTAATCTTAGAAGGACAGGTATATAATGCAGCTTTTTGGCTTTGAAATATCACGCAAGAAGAACGAACTACCGATTCAGTCGGTAGTTCCTCCTTCAAATCAAGACGGATCTACCGTAGTAAATACCAGCGTAAATGCTGGCGGCTACTACGGTATGGTCGTCGACTTAGACGCATCCCTAAAAAACGAGAACGACCTTATTCGTCGTTATCGTGAAATTTCTCAATATTCTGATTGTGATTCAGCAATTGAGGATATTATTAACGAGGCTTTAGTTTCAGATGAATCTAAAAAGCCCATTCAAATTATTCTTGATGATCTGAAAGTATCATCAGGTATCAAATCTAAAATTTCTGACGAGTTTGATAACATTCTACGTTTATTAAAATTTAACGATAGAGGTCATGAAATTTTCCGTCAGTGGTATATTGACGGTCGTTTATATTACCAAGTATTACTTGATGAGTTAAACATCAAAGCTGGTATTCAAGAACTACGTTTTATTGATCCTCGCAAAATTCGCAAGATCAAAAACGTTAAAAAAGAAAAAACACCACAGGGTGTTGAAGTAATTAAAACGGTTGAAGAGTTCTATCTCTATAACGATAGAGGTATGTCTGAGCAGTCAACACAAGGTGTTAAATTACCTTTGGATTCAGTTGTACACTGCCCATCTGGCGTTACAGACATGAACTCTGGTATGACGCTTTCTTATTTACATAAAGCGATCAAACCAACTAACCAATTAAAGATGATTGAAGACTCTTTAGTCATCTATCGTATTTCACGTGCACCAGAACGTAGAATTTTCTATGTTGACGTTGGTAACTTACCAAAGCTAAAAGCTGAACAGTATGTTAACGACATCATGAACAAGTTCCGTAATAAAATTGTTTATGATGCTACTACTGGCGAAACACGCGATGATCGTCGTCACCTAAGTATGATGGAAGATTTCTGGATGCCACGCCGTGAAGGTGGTAAGGGTACAGAAATTTCAACTTTACCAGGCGGTCAGAACCTTGGTGCTATTGAAGATATTGAATACTTCCAGAACAAACTATATCACGCATTGAACGTTCCAGTAAGTCGTATGCAACAATCGCAAGGCTTCTCTATCGGTCGTTCAAACGAAATTACTCGCGATGAAGTTAAGTTTAACAAATTCATCGTGAGACTTCGTAAGAAGTTTGCAGTTCTGTTCTTAGAATCATTAAAGGTCCAATTAGTCGCCAAGAACATTATCAACATTGAGGATTGGAATGATATCCGTTACGGTATTCGTTTCGACTTCTTAGAAGATAACCATTATTCAGAACTAAAAGACGCTGAACTCTTAACACAACGTGTTACTCTATTACAACAAATTGAACCCTTCATTGGTCGTTTCTATTCAGACGAATGGATTAAACGTAACCTATTACGCATGACTGATGATGAAATCAAAGTGATGGATGCGCAGATTAAAGACAGTTTACAAAACAATATTGCTTTTGCTCAAAATAAGGGTGAACAGCAATTGGCTCAACAGAAGCCAGTTATGGACGCTCAACAGCAATTAGCCATGCAGCAACAGACTCAACAAAACCCTGAACAAGCTGCATCACAAGAAGCTAAGGCTGAAACTGCCGAAGATAAAAAACCAGCTGGCAAAAAGAAAACAACTGGTGAACAAAAAGATTCATTTGACTGGTCAAACTAAGGAGATATTATGACTACCACAACACTTGAACTAATTGATGCTATTTCTAATGGCGATGCTGTGTCTATTGAGAACGCGTTTAATGCAGCCATGTCAGAAAAGATTTCTGGTCGTTTAGACGACATGAGAGTTAATGTCGCTAAAAGTATGTTCTCTCCAGCTGAAGCAGAACAAGAAACTCAACCGCAAGAAGGCGCAGAAGAAGTATAATGTACTTTAAAGACTTTATTAATCAACTTGAGATTACTCGCAAAGAAGCGAGTAATCCAACAC